ATTTATTTATTGGAGCCTCTCTGGTTAAAGTTTAAAAAGTTGATTGTAAAAAATATTTATACATTATAAAAATTGTCCAGGGACCTCCAGAGAGGTTCTGATAAGTAAATTTAAAGGAGTTAAAATGTTTGATAAAATTAAATTTGTAAAAATGAAAAAATCTGAATATGAAAAAATTAAAAAAGAGTTTGAAATTTTGTATAGTTTGAATGAATGTTTGTTGAAAGAAAATAAAGCTTTGAAAAAAGAACTTGAAGATTTAAAAAAGGATGAAGTGTTTTTTGATAAAATTCAAGAGCTTAAAAAAGAAAATCAAATGTTAAAAAATGAAATAAAAGTTCTTAAAGCTAAAAAAGAATTTTATGAAAAATTTTGTAAAGATATTTTACAAGAATATAAAAAATTAAAAGATGAAGAAGAAAGAACAAAATATTTAGAAAGAATAGATTTTTTAGTTTAAGGAGTTAAAATGGAATATTTGAATAAAATAATTGATTTTTTCAACACGGAAGAAATTACAGATGATACATTAAAAATAAAAAGAAATGATTTTGAAACTATATTAATAATGGCAGATAATAAGATAATTACTAAATTTGGAAATTTTAAAGATTATGAATCTCTTTATAAAATTCTTGTAAAAAAATATAATGAACATGTTACAAATAAAATTATTGAAAAATTAAAAACTGTATGTTCAGATTGTAAAATTACATACAGATTAGGTAATATAAAAATAAAATATGAAAATAGTTATATTAATATTGACAAAGATAAAAATATTAGAACTTTTATTGATAAAAAACATTTTAAAAAATTCTTAGAAATTCAAAATAAACTTTTTGAAACAGGAATTATAAATGCTTGAAGAATGGGGAATAAATGTCAAAAAACACCAAGAAATAAAAAAAGAAAAAGAATATAAAAAAGAAAAATACGATTTATTTGGTGTTATGTATTCTTGTATAACTAAAAAAGGAAATCCATCTAAAAAAGAGATAGAAAAAATACCTGAATATTTATTTCATAATTTGCTTTCTAATGACCCTAAAACAATAAATCTTTCTTTTCTTTTGACTGTAAAAGATATACCTATTTATTATCAATACAAATTAGTTGAAAAATTATTACCAAAAACTTATATTAAATATCCTAAGAAAAATAAAAAAGAAGATGAATTAATAGAATTTATATCTGAATATTATAATTGTAATTATCAAAAAGCTAAAATATATAAAGAACTTATGTCTGAGGATGAAATTAATTTTTTGAAAAAAGAAATGGAAAAAATAAAAGGAAAATAATGAAATTATTAACACATAATGATTTAGATGGTTATGGATGTAGATTTGTTTTAGAAAATAAATATAATTTTGAATCAGTAATTCATACAAGTTATGATGATTGTTTTGATAATTTAAAAGCTTTAAAGGAAACAAAAACAGATGATAAAACTCTTTTTATTACAGATTTGAATTTAAAAAATAATGATTTAAAAGCTTTGATTGAACTTTTAAAAGATGGATGGAAAATAAGATATTTTGATCATCATAAATATGAAGAAAAAGAATTACAAATATTTGAAAAATTGAAAGAAAAATACAATTTTAAATATATTATTGATACTTCTTATTGTGCAACAAAAATTTTAGCTAATATTTTGAAACCTCAAAATGAAAATCTCAAAAATTTAGTTGATATTATTGATACTTATGATATGTGGAGACTTGAAAGTCTTTTGTGGGATAAAGCTTTTGCTATTAATAATATTTTTTATAATGTTGGTGAGAGTGTTTTTTATAAAAAAGTTAAAGAAAATAATTATAAAATACCTGAAGAATTTAAAAAGGATTATAAAGAATATTTAAAAAGAAAAAATGAATATTTTAAAAGAATGGAAAATGATGGACGAATTATAATAAATAATAATATAGCTTTGTTTATTATGGATAGTTATGAATTTAGCACATTCATTCAATTTGATTATCCTGTATACAAACATTATATTATTGTTTATCCTTTTGCAAAAAGATTATCTTTGAGACATAAAAATATTGATGAAAAAGAAATGGAAGAAAAATATCAAAGGTTAATGAAAATTGCACATCCAGCTATAAAAAGTTTTGGTGGTCATTTATTTGCTCAAGGTATTACTCTTCATGAAAATGCTTCTATACAAGATATAGAAGAAATAATACAGATGATAGGAGAGGTTCTTCATGAATAAGGTTATTACATGAAATGTAGAACATGTGATTTATGTGGAAATCATGTAAATGTTAAAATTTGTATAAGTCCATTTGAATTTTCTAATAAAAAAATCTATTGTATTTGTGTTAATTGTATAAAGAAAATAGATGCACATTTTAATGAATTTGTTTTAATTTATAATGGATTACATTGTTTTCTTACCAAGAAAGGTAAAAAACTCCTTAAGACTTTTTAATCTTTCTATATTCTTCTTCAATTTTGACTCTTCATTTTTTCAGCTATTTACTTTTAGACAAAAACTTGTTATAATTATGAAAAGATAATAAGGAGTTAAAATGATGAAAGAAGTCATAGAAAAAATGAAAAATAACAAAGAAAATTCTTTGTGGGAAATGGCTAATATAGAAAAGAAAGTTACAGGTTTATCTGTTAATATTTATATTTCAGAAAAAAATTCTAGTCATGGACCAAGAATAAAATTGTCTAAAGAAGGACATAATTTTTTGTGTTCTATAACTATTTCTAATAATCCTAAAGTTATAGGTGATTGTAAAATAAAGCAAAAAGAACTCAATAAAATTTTTGAATGGATAAAAATAAATAAAAATGTTCTTTTAGATTTATGGAATATGAAAATTGGACATTACGAGGCTATTCAAAAATTAGATATGAGTGTATTTAAAAGGAGTTAAAATGTTAGAAAGAATTAGAACTAAACCTGGTTATAAATATTTAGCTATTTTATTTTTGTTATTTGGTATTTTTTATTTTATAAATAAAGAACATAATTCTTATATAGAAAAATTACAACATTCTACTGTAATATGCAATATTAAAGGAAAAGGATGGACAGTTATAGATTCATCAAAAATTGTTGATGTAGATGATGAAACAGGTGTAATTATTTTTGAAAATGGATATGCTAAAAATTGTATTATAAAGGAGAAAAAATGATTATCATTTTAGAAGAAAAAGATTTTTATCAAAATACAAATGATAGGTTTTCGAAATACTATAAAGCTATTGGGATGGCAGATATTGTAATTGATAAACCTAATAGAAAAGTTATTAAAACGAGATATAATTTTAAAAATACGATTCGAAAACTTAGAGAATTAGATGAATTAAAAGGTATAGATGTATTTTATGCATTACAATAAATTTTATGCAAAGAATTTTAATAAGAATTTATTCTTAAATGATAAGCAAAAAATAATGAAAGTTTTGTTAATAATTTATTTTTCAAATTTGATAAAATTAAAGACTATTTATGGATAAAGATATTAATGAAAGTAAATCAATATAAGATGTATATTGTGATTTCATGATAGATGTAACTACACTATAAAGGGATAAAATGTTTTTTATGAAAAAGAGAAAAAATGAAAATTATGAAATAGTATTTTTTGGACTTCCAATTGAAATACATGTTGTTGGAAAACAATTAATAACTATTTATTTTTTAGATGGTTCTTGGGAAAATAGAATTTCAGTAGATTTTAGATATAGAAAAGAACCTGGATTATTTGAAAAACATTTAATTTTATTATTGAAAGATTTATATTATAATTATATAAAAGAAGGAATTATTTTTCATGAATTTGAAGAACAATTTAAAAAATTAGTAGATTATCATTTTGGAGGGTAAATGAACGATATAGAAATTGTAATAATAAAGGCTTTATTAGAAGATGAAAAATACTTTGGTATTGTGTATCCTTTTTTAAAAGAAAATATTTTTAGTGATGTTAAGTTGCAAGAAATTTTTAAATTAATAAAATTATATGTTGATGAGTATGGGAAAAAACCATCATTAAAAGATTTTATTTTGTATTTTAAAAATAAATCAATTCCAGAGAATCTTAAAAAAGAATTATCAGAAGTTATAAAAATAATAGCTAAAACAGAAATTCCTGATGATGAAGAATTTTTGTTTAAAGAATCTGAAAAATATATAAAAAAGCAAAGTTTAACAGAATCAATTTTAAAGTCAGCAGAATTAATAGAAAAAAATGGAGATTTTAATTTAATATTAGGATTAATAGAACAATCATTATCTATCAATTTTGATACTGATTTAGGACATAAATTTGATGATATCGAAGGTTTAAAAGAAAGATATGAATATTATACTAAAAAAGTGCTTGGTATTCCATTAGGGATACCAAGCATTGATAGAGCTTTAGCTAATGGAATACCTAAGAAAAGTCTAAATATAATTGTTGGTAGTTCCCATTCTGGAAAGTGCTTATCAAAATCAACACAATTAAACATATACATGGATGAAAAAACATATGAAAGGTATCAAAAATGGAAAAAGGAGAAAAGAAGTATAAAGATTACGTGAAAAAATATGGTAAATTAAAAGCTGATTTTTAATAAAATATAACATAAATAGAAGAAATAGACCTGATATATTTTACAGATTAATAAATAAAGAAAAATACAAAAAACAATATAAATATTTAAGACATTTTTGGGAAGAAAAACATAAAATAAGAAAATTTTTAAAAGAAAGTAATTGTGAAAAATTAAATTTTCACGTCATAGAACAATATTTTAAATATAAGAATGAGAAATCTACAAAAGAAAGATTAAAAATAAAATATCCAAAAACTTTTGATGAAAAATGGAAAAAATATTCAAATTCAATATCTATGACTGAAGAAAATTTTATTAAAAGATATGGTGAAGAAGGTAGAAAAAGATATGAAAAATGGATTTATAAATTATTTTGAAGTTTATGATACTGATAATTTTGAAGAGAGACAAAAAGAAATTTTAAATTTTATAAAAAAATATACTAAAGGAAGTATCTTGAAAAAAGTAACTATGACTATAGGAGAGTTATTTGAATTTAATGAATTTATTGAAGAAGTCAAAGAAGATACATTTTCAGATTTGAAATATGAATGTTATATTGATACGCCTAATGGACCAAAACCTATAAGAAAATTAGTAAAAAAATTACCTGAAGATTGGGTTTTGGTGACATTAGAAAATGGTATTAAATCTCAAGTGTCTTTGAATCATAAATATGTTGTAAATGGAAAAGTTGTTTTTGCAAAGAATTTAAAGGTAGGTGATTATTTAGAAACAAAAGAAGGTTTAGTAAAAATAAAAGATATAAAAATATTAAAAAATAAAGATGAATACCTTTATGGTTTGTCTTTAGATTATCCTCATTTATATTATGATGCTGATGGTATTCTACACCATAATACAGCATTTAAAATAAATTCTACAGCTAATTTTCTTTTAAGACAAAAAAATGTTGTGTATTTTACTCTTGAAATGCCTGAAGAAGAAATAGCTAAAAGAATTGATGCTAATTTATTAAATGTTCCTATTAATGATTTGAAAAAATTATCTTTTGAAGAATATCAAAAAAGATTTAAAGAATTGGGAAATCTTGGTCATTTGAGAATTAAAGAATATCCTGCAGGTGTTCTTAATACAACTATGATAAAATCTTATATACAAAAATTACAAAATAAAGATGGATTTATACCAGATGTAATTGTAATTGATTATTTAGGATTAATGAGTAGTACGAGAATTTCTTTATCTAAAGCAGGTAGTTATCAGTATTATAAATCTATAGCAGAAGAAGTTCATGCTTTAGCAAAAGAACTTGATATACCTATATTAACAGGATTTCAGTTAAACAGAAGTGCTTACAACAATGTGGATGCAGGTATGGAAACAATATCAGACAGTATAGGAGTTGTTCAGACAGCTGATTCAATTATTGCATTGTTGTCTAATGAAAAATTAAGACAAGAAAAAACAACAATGGTTAAATTTTTGAAAAATAGAATTGGTGGTTACTTGACATCTCATTTAGTAAAATTTGAACCCGAATATAGTAGATTTACAGATTTAGAAGATGATTATTCACAAGAATATATTGAAACTGTCGAGCAAAAAATGAATCAAGATATAAATATAAATGGATTAGTTGAAGATGTATTTAAAATATAAAAAGGGATGATAGATGATTGAAGGAATTTTTAATAAAAATGGTCAATACTATGTAAGAAAAAATATAAATGGTGTGTCTTTATTGGTTAAAGAAAATCCACTTTATACATTATTTGTTGAAGATAAAGATGGAGAGTATTTTGATATTATTAAAAAGGTTAAAATGAAACGTTTAGATTTTAGGTCTAAACTGGAATTTAATGAAACAAAAAAATATTATGATTTAATTAAAAAACATAATGTAGAATTAAAACCATATTATAATTTTTTATTTAATGACTGGAAAGAAAATAATATTCCAAAAATGAAGGTGTGGTATTTAGATATCGAGGTAATAGATTTGAATAATAGAAAATTTCCAGAACCTACTAATGCTGAGGCACCAATAACTCATATTCAAATTGATGATGATAAGAATGTTTATATTTTTATGACTAAAGATTCACCTAAAATGAGAAAAAAATATAAAGATGTTAAATTTTTTATTTTTGATAATGAATATGATATGTTAGAAGCATTTATTGATTTTCTTAAAAAAGAAAATCCTTCTATTATTACTGCATGGAACGGTGATCAATTTGACTTTCCTTATATTTATAGAAGATTAAGAAATTTAGGTATTGATCCAAACAGATTATCTCCTCTAAATGATACATATTATGAAGAAGAAAAAAGAGGAAATAAGATTTATTATAGAACTCAAATTAATGGTATTTTTTTAATAGATTCTTTAGAAATTTATAAAAAATTCACTTATTCAGATCAAAAATCATACTCTTTGGAATATACAGCAAAATTAATATTAAAAGAAGGTGAAGGAAAAGTTTCATATAAACAGTATAAATCTATTTATGATTTTTATGAGCAAGATTATGATGGATTTACTGAATATGCTATTAAAGACCCTATTGTTTTAAAAAATATTATGAAGAAAACAGGATTAATGGATTTAAGTATTACTATAGCAAAAATGACTGGAACAAATTTAGACAAAATTTTTGGAACTGTTCATCCTTGGACTAATTTTTTAACATTAATAGCATTGAATGAAAAATTAGTTATTTCTGGTTCTGAATCAACAGATGATAAACCTATTAAAGGTGGATTTGTTAAGGATCCAATAATCGGAAAACATAATTGGGTTGCCTCTGAAGATGCTAATTCAATGTATCCAAGTATAATGTTATCATTCAATATTTCTCCTGATACTTATGTTAATCCTGAAAGATTACCAGAAGAATTGCAAAAAATTTATCAATATTTTAGAGATGAAAATGAATTAAAATTAGTTGAAAATTTAGATAAAATAAACGAAATTTTGAAAAAATACCCTAATTATATTTTTGCTGGTTTGGGTTTTTTTGAAAACACACAAAAAGGAATAATACCAAAAATTATTGAAAAAACATATTATGGAAGAAAAAAAGAAAAACAAAAAATGCTTTTATTGAAAGCACTAAAGGAGAAAGTATGAAAGTTTCAGAAGTTTTAAATAAAATAGAAAATTTAGAATTAACATTTGATGATATTTATAACAATGATTTTGAATTAGACGTTGATAAATCTTTGATTGAAGAATTAATAACAAAATATAATAATAAACAAATGGCTTTTAAAATTTTGATGAATTCTTTATTTGGTGCATTGGATAATAAATATTTCTTTATACACAATAGAAATATGTCTGGTAGTATTACTTTTATTGGAAGATTTATGATACAATTTACATCAAAAAAAGTTAATGAGTATTTACAAAATGTTTTTAAATCAAATAAGAATTATATTATTTATTCTGATACTGATTCATTTTATTTTTCTTTAGAAGATTTTGTTAAATTAATTGAAAACAAAATGGGTAAAAAATATGAAGAAATGACAGATGAAGAAAAAGAAAAATTATTAAATACATTACTAAAATTTATAGATAAAGTTAACAATGTTGCAGAAAATGCTATAAAAGAAATACAAGAAAAATTAAATGTTAAAGAACCAGGTTTCATGGGATTTAAAGTTGAAAAAATTAATGAAAAAGGAATATGGATTGCCAAAAAAAGATATGCATTAAAAACAATATGGAATGAAGGAACTATTTTAATAAACAAACCTAAATTATCTGTAACAGGTTTAGAAATTGTTAGAAGTTCAACACCTGATTTTGTAATAGATAAATTAGAAAAAGCTCTTTTAATAATGATGGATAAAGATGAAAAAGATTTACAAGAATTTGTTCAAGAAGTAAAAAAAGAATTTTTTGAAAAATGTGATAATAATCCTGAAGTAATAGCTAAAACAAGTTCTGTTAATAATTTAGATTATAAAAAAGATAAAAAAGGTTATTATAGATTAAATGAAAATGGTGTTAGAATTCCATGTCCAATAAATTCTAGAGCTGCTATTTTACATAATGAATTAGTTAATAAAAATGGATTATGGGATATTTATCCTTTAATTACAGAAGGTGACAAGATAAAGTATGTTCCATTAAAATTACCAAATCCTATAAATGAAAATGTTATAGGATTTATAGATGAAGGATTTTTATTTGATGTTGATTTAGTAAAATATATTGATAAAGAACAAGCGTTTCAAACAAATTTTTTACAACCATTGAAATTAATTGCAGATGCTATTAATTATAAATTTGAAAAAGAAAATAAAATTGATTTAGATGAATGGTAAAGAAGAAACAATGAAACTAGTATCCTATTTTTTAAAAATAATGAAATATTTTATAAATCTAATAGTGCAGAAAAAAATAGTTGAATAAAAAGGAATTAATATGGATTATAAAATACTCACTCCGAAAATAAAATTTGGAACTTTCAAAATAGATAACATGGATGCTTTTGCTTATCAAATTGTAGATGAAGAAAAGAATATTAGAACTTCAATTGCTATAGGTTTATATGATAAAATAGATGAATTAATTTTAAAAAATATTCCAGACAATAAATTATTAAATCTATATTTTAAGATTACAGAGGAATTGTTAAAAAGAGGATTAAAAGTTAATTTTTCAAAAATAAAGTTAAATAAGAAAGGAATAAAAAATGAATGAATTCATGAAAGAATTTGTAGATGAAAAAATTAATTTTATAGAAAACTATGTTTATTCAGAGAATGCGGCAGAAGGCTCAAAATATGATCCAAATGCTAATGTAGATAGTAAGAATGTGGCAACAATGATGTCAGAACTATATAAAAGAGAAAATATATTTATAAATAGAGAAATGATGAGAAGAAAAATTATTGAGTTATTTGATGAAGAAACTGCAAATAAATATTTAGAAATGCTAAATAAGCACGAACTTTATAAACATGATGAAACACATCCTGCAGTTCCTTATTGTGTGTCAGTAACAATGTATCCTTTATTAATAGATGGATTAACTAAAATGGGTGGAGAAAGTAAAGCTCCTAAACATCTTTATTCATTTAATGGGGTATTTATTAATTTTGTATTTGCTACTGCGGCTCAATTTGCAGGAGCAGTAGCAACTGTTGAGTGGTTAATGTATTTTGATTATTTTGCAAGAAAAGATTTTGGAGATAATTATTTGGAAACTCATGAAAATGAAATCAAAGAAGCATTACAACATGTTGTATATTCATTAAATCAGCCTGCAGCTGCTAGAGGATATCAAAGTGTTTTCTGGAATATTTCAATATATGATAAATATTACTTTGATGCAATGTTTGGAAATTTTGTATTCCCTGATATGAATAAGCCTAAATGGGAAACGTTAGATAAATTACAAAAATATTTCATGAGATGGTTCAATCAGGAAAGAACAAAATCAATTTTAACATATCCAGTCGTGACTGCAGCTGTTTTATTAAATGAAGATGGAACTCTTAAAGACAAAGATTATGAAGATTTCCTTGCTGAAGAAATGAGTAGAGGGAATTCATTTTTTATTTTTATGGATAAGAATGCGAATGCCTTGTCCAGTTGCTGCCGTTTACGAAATGAAATCGAAGACCAAATAAACGAATTTAGTTATACACTTGGAGCAGGTGGAGTTATGACTGGTTCTGTAGGTGTTATGACTTTAAATCTCAACAGATTAATTCAAGATGCTATTAAAAAATACAATATTCAAAATCCTAAAGAAAATTATTCTAAAATTTTAGAATATATTAGGGGAAAAATAAAAGATGTTCATAAATTTCAATATGCACATAGAAAAATTATTGAATGGTATTATGATAATGATATGTTGCCTGTTTATAAAGCTGGTTTTATTTCATTAGATAAACAATTTTCAACAATTGGTATAAATGGACTTGTTGAAGCTTCTGAATTTATGGGTTTTGAAATAAGTCCAAATGAAGAATATATGAAATGGGTTTCTGATGTTTTAAAAACATTTAGTGATGAAAATAAAAAAGGTAGAAAAATATATGGAATTAAATTCAATACTGAGTTTGTTCCAGCAGAAAATCTTGCAGTAAAAAATTATAAATGGGACAAAGAGGATGGATATTGGGTTCCAGAATGGAGAAATCTTTATTCAAGTTATATTTATGGACCAGAAGATGAATCTTTGTCAGTTTTAGATAAACTTGAATTACATGGAAAAGAAACATCACAATATTTAGACGGTGGGCAAGCAGTTCATCTTAATCTTGAAGATTATCCATCTAAAGAATCTTTTAGAAAACTTCTAAATGTGGCTGGAAAAGTTGGTTGCAATTACTGGACATATAATGTTAAAATTACAATTTGTAATGACTGTGGACATATTGATAAACGAACACATTATAAATGTCCAAAATGTGGTTCAAAAAATATTGATTATGCTACAAGGGTGATTGGATATTTAAAAAGAGTTTCATCATTTAGTAAAGCAAGACAACAAGAAGAAAAATTGAGATATTATGAAAAAATAAAAAGGAGTCAAATATGAAATTACTTTTAAAATTTCTAATCAGTGGATTTTTTATGAGTATTTTATTTGCAAATGATGCAGTATTTTTACCAGGAGATTTGTCTAAAACTAAATATGGATTTGTTGACAATACAATAGTAATTACAACAACATCAACTGTTTTCAGAACAGCTAAAAATACAAGTTCAAAAACAATGGAAAAATTAAAAAACGCATTAGTCAAACTTTATTGTTCGGACGAGGAATTTAGAAAACAAATAAATTCAGGAAAAGATGCAGTTCTTATTTTTGAATATTCTAATGGTTCTGTTATTATTCATATAAATAATTGTAAGGTAAAATAATGTTGTATTATTCTTATCCTCAAATACAGTTTCAAGAAGTACCTGATGAGATAAGTTTATCTTTATCTTTATCAGGTTGTGATCTTCATTGTAAAGGATGTCATTCAAAAGAAACATGGAATCCTAAATTTGGTAAACTATTAACTAATGAGGAAATAGATAAACTTTTGAAAAGACATAAACATATAAGTTGTGTTCTTTTGTATGGAGGTGAATGGGAATTTGAAGATTTGAATAGAATTATTGATTATATTAAAGAGAAATATCCTCATTTAAAAATAGCTTTTTATACGGGAAGAGAGTTAGATTTTCCAAAATTTACAAAAGATTTTTTAAAAAAATTAGATTATGTAAAGGTTGGACCATATATTAAAGAATTAGGACCATTATCATCAACAACAACAAATCAAAGATTTTATGTTTTGAAAAATGGTGAAATTGTAGAAGATAAAACATCATGGTTTTATAATAGGTTTAAATCTAATTTTTGGTAACAAATACTTATAATGATAAGTAATTAAAAAATATTTACTTTTTCTTTTATTTTTATTATAATTATAAAAAAGAAGAAAAGGAGTTAAGATGTCAATGAAATTTGATAGAATTGTATTGGAAGGAACGGATAAAATAGGTAAAACCACAATAGTTGAAAATTTAAAATATTTAGGATTTGATGTTAGTGATAGAAGTATTAATATTTCAAAAAATGTTAAATTACCTCATAATTTGACAAATGAAAATATTGAAAATATAAAAAATGAAATCATAAATAATTCAATAACATTATATGTCTTCATTGTTTATAAAGACAATAAAGTTGCTGAACAAATAAAAGGAATAATTGATAAAAGTGATAAATATGACAAAGATTTTGATAAATACAATCAGAGTTACTTAAAAATTGTTGAAAAATTAAATGATTTTGATAATGTGTTAATTCTTGAAAGAAAAGTAGATACAACACCATATGAATTAGTTGTTGAAATTATTAAAAAATATCTTGAAGATTTAAAAATTGAAGAATTACCAATCACAATTGAAGGAGAAAGTAAAATTTATAGGAAAGTGTATAATTTGAACATTGCTGTCGCAACGTTAAAACCATCTGTATATAGTTTTACGTTTAAAAGATATTCAATAGTTGAAGGAACTGATGTAGCAAGAAATGGAATTTGGGAAATAATTGGAAGTAAATTAAACATATCGTATAATAGATTCAAATTTCATAATGAAAATTATATTGTTAGATTATTAAATTATTATGCAAATGGGTTAATGAAATTTAAAAAAGATATTTTTGTATCAAATTTTTTGTTTAAAATAAATGATAATACATCTCTTGTCGTGTTTGAAAATCAAATTCCAAATATTGAGGTTGTTTGGAAAAGAAAACATGTTGGAACTCCTAAACATAAATTGATAGGTGTTGAAAAGTTTAAAACAAGATATGGAAAAGTTATTAAACCAGAAGGATTGTATCCCAATCCAGTTATAAGATTTGATTGGAGAAATCCTGTTGAACATGATGAAAAAACAGGTGAATTAATTGATAAAGGTGATGAAGCAATTGCTGATGAATTTGCTGATTTTTATATTGATACACAACATAGCAAAATATTAACAAATTATGTTAGTTGGTGGTTATTTCATTATTTTGATTCTTATGGACTTGAATTGGTAGATTTATGTTATTTTCAAAATGAAAATGCTGATAGAATTCACAGTGAAATTACACCAGATGGGATGAGATTAAAACTTAAAGATGAACACAAAGATATGGATAAAGATTTATGGAGAAAAGGTGCTGATAAAAGTGTTTTGAAAGATAGATGGATGGAACTTTTGAATATAATTAAAAATTCGTAAGAAAAATATAAAAATTATTTACTTTTCTTTTATTTTTTGTTATAATTATAAAAAAGAAAAAAGGAGTTAAAATGGTAAAATGTTTCAAAGAATATTCAAAACAAGCTTTGGGATATTTAATATTTTTAATGTTTGTTGGTGCATTTGCATGGGATATTATATATTCGAATACTCATACATTTGTTAGTAAAGAAACAAGAGAAATGGCAAAAGAATTTGCTGAAAAAAATAAAATTTCAATAATAAGTAGAGATTTAACAGAAAATACTGTATTTTATAAAGGTGAATTTTGTTATGGTAATATTCTTTCAGTAATTGAATTTAAAGTTGACACAGATGGAAATTTTGAAGTAGAATCTATTAAACCAAAAATTGTTAAAATAAATAAAGTTGAATCTGATGCTGAAAGTGTATTGTTATTAGCAAGTTATTCACATGATGAATATAAAGGTAAAATTATTAAATGTAATAATGGAGTTAACAAATTGTGGACACCTATTAAATTTTAATTTTTATGAGGAAGAAAAATGAAAGCAATCTTTTTGTCTATTATTGATAAAAAGAAAAAATACATTCTTTTAATTAGAAGATATGATAATACTTCAAGTTTTCCAGGTGGATATATTGAAAATAATGAGTCAAAAGTTGAAGCATTAAAAAGAGAAATATATGAAGAATTAAATTTTGATGTTGAAAAATATTTGGATAAAATTGAAGAAGTAAAAACATCAAGTGACAGAATTTTTTTATTTATTTTATTTATGAATATAGAAGATATTATTAAAATAATGAAAAACAGTTTTAATGCTAAACATTTTAAATCTGAGATATTAGGTGTTGAATTGTTAAAATTGAAAAAAGAAAACATAGAAAACATTTTAAATCAGAAAGAAAATGGTAATTTTAAAGAGCAAATTATGACACTTATTAAAAAATACAAGTTAATAAATTAAAATTTAATTAGCATTTTAGGTTATTAAATAAAAAAAGGATATAAATGATAAGAGAAATTTTAGAAAAAATAAAAGTTTCAGAAGGAACAGAACCAGATTTATCTGGAATTAAATACACTGTTGTTCTTTTAGGTGGAAGTATTGGAGAAAAACCTATTAGAAGTGTAAAAGAACTGGAAGGAAAAGAAGTAATTAACAAAAAGAAAATTTTTAACATACCAGAAGAAGCAAAAAAATATGCAAGACAAATGAATAAATATTTATCTCCTGGAGAGAAAAAATATTATGGATTGAAGTATGTTGCTGCAGAACTGAAAGACGGTGTTTTTACAGGAAAAAAAGTTTGAGAATATTTGAATATAAATTAAAGTAAAAAAATTAATTCTTTTCAATATTTTATATAGAGTGGATAAAAAGGCTTCCTTGATCTTTTATAATTATTATTATTTAGTCTTCATCCACTCTATAAAATTGTTTTAGAAAAAATTTGCTTTTTTTAAAAAAAATTGTTATAATTTCATAACGAATTCTTTTTAATTTATTTACTTTTTTCAAAAAATTTGTTATAATTTTATTGTTAGTATTTATTTATTGGAGCCTCTCTGGTTAAAGTTTAAAAAGTTGATTGTAAAAAATATTTATACATTATAAAAATTGTCCAGGGACCTCCAGAGAGGTTCTGATAAGTAAATTTAAAGGAGTTAAAAT